GCGCACAATGCTAAGTTCGATCTGCAATGGCTGCAGCGTATGGGTCTTGATCTTACTGATGTGGTAGTATTCGATACGATGCTGGCAGAGTACGTCATACTTGGCAACCGACGACAGCCTCTAGGCTTGAATGATGTATGTAAGCGTTATGGCTTGCCAAGTAAGAATGCTACTGTCGATACTATGATGCGTGGTGGTGTATGTCCATCAGAGATACCACACAGTATGCTGGTGTCACGGTGCGCACTGGATGTCTGGACTACTGAGCAGTTGTTCTTGAAGCAACGAGAGTTCATGCTAGAGGATGGCCTGCTACCTGTCTTGTTTACTAGGTGTTGGTTGACCCCCGCCTTGGCGGACATAGAATCCAACGGTATGTACCTTGATGCTGAGCGGGTAACACGGGAGTATGAGAAGGAGTCCCGTAATCTGGCAGAGTTGGATACTAAGCTGGCCGCTCTGACCAATGGCATTAATCCTAACTCCCCACCACAGGTGGCAGAGTACCTGTATGATACGCTAGGATTCTCTGAGCTGGTAGACAGGCGAGGCAAGCCACGACGTACTGCTAAGGGCAAACGGTTAACCGATGCAGAAACCATCATGTCTCTTGTGCCAGAGACACAGGAACAGAAGGAGTTCCTTGAACTAAAGGCAGCCCACGCAGCCGCTAACGCCCGGCTGAGTAAAACCCTGCAATTCTTGAAAGGCGTATGTGATGAGTATGATGGTGTGTTCTTTGGTCAGTTCAACCAAGCTATAACTAGGACACACAGGCTGTCATCAAGTGGTCGTCCTATAAAGTTTATAATGTTTGATGACAAGTCCAAGAGTCTACAGTTCCAGAACTTTCCCCGTGTATATAAACCACTGCTGACTGCGCGTAATGAAGGGTGGTCAGTTGTTGAGTGTGATGGTTCACAGCTAGAGTTTCGTGTAGCAACGTACCTTGGCCGTGACAAGCAGGGGTACAAGGATATCATCAATAAGGTGGATGTCCATACGTTTACAGCAGATACCTTGACCGAGGCAGGACAGGGTACCAGTAGGCAAGAGGCCAAGTCACGTACATTCAAACCGTTAATGTTAGCGGCGTAGTAAGGTAACTTACTACAGTAAATCTCGTGAATTCAGGGGAAGTCTCTAGTAGACAATCCTGAGCTAAGCAAAGGAATTATTATGAACAGTTGCATACGTTGTGGTAACAGTTTTGTAGGACGTTACCCTAAGTCTAAAATATGTAAGGCTTGCAGCCGTCGTGGCGCTCCGCGTGGAGCTGGCCATTGGAATTACAAGGACGGCTCCTACACGTATGAAACAGTTCGTAGTGAGATCAGAGAGGCGGTGCGCTATTGCGAACGCTGTGCCGCAGACCTGATTAACGCCAAACCACATGGGTGGTGTGTTCATCATAGAGACCACAACCACTTCAACAATGAGCGCAGCAACCTTGAGCTGTTGTGTAAGCGCTGCCATCAAGTTGAACATGAATGTTGGCGTGCCTTTGAAAGTGCAACGACTATCCCGAAAGGGAGTACACCTAAGCAGGTGGAAGCGCGAGACATCCTACGGGATGATGATATAGTCTAGACTGCATAGCGATATGCAGATGCAGGTAAAGCTGCTGGCGAGGAAATAGTGAGCCTCGTTGAATGTGTCGTATATGGTGGCTCATCTGGTACCGAGGCTGAGGTAGTGTACTTCGAGGCGTTCAAAGAGAAGTACGCTGGTATCGCTTCCACACAGCAAGGGTGGAAGTACACTGTACTAGGCTGTGGTTTCCTGACCACAGAATATGGTCTCAAGTATTACTGGCCGAACACTAAGCAGATGCGCAGTGGGTATATTACCAACAGTGAGGCGATCTGCAACTACCCTGTACAGGGACTGGCTACTGCTGAGATCATTCCTATTGCTGTAGGCCACCTATGGAGGAATATGAGACGACATCGTATGGTGTCATTTATTACAAATACCGTACATGACTCGGTTATTGCTGAGGTATGCCCAGAAGAGATTGAACTTTTTACTGAACTTGCTGTCCAAGCATTTACAACAGCAGTTTATGAATACCTCTATGATATGTATGGTATGAAGTTCTTTGTCCCATTAGGTGCTGGTGTAAAGATTGGCACCCATTGGGGTGAAGGTGTTGAAACTACTTACGAGCCTGAGTGCCCGTATAACCTTGAGGAGATTGCATGAGCAATGTACACAAGTTTACCCTAGAGGCCCATACTGAGCGAGGCAAGCTGTGGCTTGAGTTCGCTGCTAAGGTAGTGGAGCATATCGATAACTATACTGTGCCGCAGTATGGTGACTGCCCGGGTGATCTAGTCCAGACTATCCCGTGGCAAACCTGCGTTGGCAGTATGCAGCGCTACTGTGCCAGAGCTGGTCGTAATGCCCGGCCCGGTCAAGACGAACTGGATATGATGAAGCTGGCCCACTACGCACAGATCGTGCATGATAAATTTAACGAAGAGGATAACGATGATGAGTAATAAAGTAACTGGTGTTGTTGAGCGTCTGACTAGCCGTGCTGCTGGCCGTGGCCATGTGTGGTCTATCAAGGTGAATGGTACCTTCTATGGCGGTATGTGGGAGGAGCCTGTATGCAAAGAGGGCGATACCGTTGAGTTCACGATTGCCCGTAATGGCCAGTATGAGAACGTAGCCAAGGGTAGTCTTGTGGTGATCCCCAGCCTGCCGAGTACTGGTGGTGCTACTGGCAATGGCCCTGCTGGTACCACTAGCCCGACCCAGCAGAAGATCGAGTGGCAGGCTGCACGTAACAGCGCTATCGCTCTGGTAGCTGCCGCCCTCTCGTCGGATGCTGTCCAGCTTCCGGCTAAGAAGGGCGACAAGTACGACGCTCTGATGCAGATGGTAGATGATCTGACTGTCCGCTACTTCCAAGACACCAGTGACGTTGAAGCTGCTATCAATACTATTACTGGTGGCGCCCCTGCCGCCGATGACTATGAACCTACTATTGAGGAATGAATCCATTGCAAGTAATTGATGAGACCAAATACTTTGACATTGTTGTAGCTACCCGCATGGCGGCTACTGAGGGTGACGAGGGTCTCGTATACGCCATCATCAACAAGGAGTATGGCGTGCGTGAGCACGAAGCATTCTCCTATGTTGAGATCATGCGTGTGGCCGAGGCTGCTACTGCTGCTATCGATGAGCTGTTGCGGGCTAAAAGCAAGCCCAAGCTGTGCCTAGCTGACGACAGCGTTGTAGCTACTATTGACGAATCCAGTGACTAACTAAAGGTACCAACCTATGAGAGCCCTTATCGACGGAGATATTATTCTATACAGTGCTGCCCATGCAGCACAGAAGTTCTACTACTTGGTTATGTATGACGGGGATCATCTGTTTACCGAGCAATATCTGGCAGATGTCAAGCGTGGCCTAGAACGTCTGGGTCTTGATGAGAGTAATCCCCGTGTCTCCGTCGAGAGGGTTACTATTGGCGAGGGTGAGGACAAGGCGCTGTATGTTGCAGCGTCTATGGTGTCCAACATTCTGGAGGCTGTTGGTAGCAATGATCCCGCAGTGTATCTTACAGGTACTGGGAACTTTCGGGAGGAGGTTGCTACCATTCTACCGTACAAGGGTAATCGTCCAGAAGAGAAGCCCATCTACTACCAAGTGGTCAAGGACTACCTACTTAGTCTAGACTACACTGCACTTGTTAATGGTATGGAGGCAGATGATATGCTCGGTATTGAGTCTACCAGACTTGGTGAGGACGCTGTTATCTGTACCATTGACAAAGACCTTCACATGATTCCCGGTTGCCTGTATAACTGGAGGAGCGGGGTGTCTACCTACATAACGCCAGAAGAAGCTCAACAATTTTTCTATAGACAACTTCTTACTGGTGATCCTGTAGATAATATCCCCGGCCTGTTCCATATCACAGGCCAGAGGGCCACTAGGAGGATAAAGGACGAGGTTGAGATACTTGGTGGGCCTCGTATCCTTGAGCTATACGAGGGGCACGAGGATGCCCTACTGGAGATTGGTACCCTACTTTGGATACTTCGTCATCCTGACGAGGGATTTTACTTGGAGATGTTAAATGACTGATACTACGAATACCCTGCCCAAATATTCTGATATGATGTACAAGCTCATGCAGGAGCAGGACACTTTTGATAGCAATGTGGCGGCACTTTATCAGGAGTTCACCCCGACCACTGCTGCATACCCTGCCAGTAACGCCCTTGGCTACCTGCTGCCCGCACTAGCTGAGGAGGTGGGTGAGTTCTGCGGTGTCCATGCTAAGCAGGTACGTAAAGGAGGTGATCCCGAGGACAGTGAGTTCATGGATCGTGTGATTGCGGAGATGGGAGACATTATGTATATGATCTCTGAACTGTGCAACTACTACGGTTTTGATCTGGATATGGTCATGTACCAGAATATGTGCAAACTCGAAGGTCGGGCTGCACGAGGCACAATTGTTGGCGAAGGAGATTCACGATGAGCACTACTATTAAGACTATTAACGAAGACGCTACCTACCTTGTCAATGGCAAGGAACTTAAGTTCCTCATGCTGGCCATGCTTACTCTGGGAGAGAACTCGGATGTGGGTGATGATCTTATCGACGAGGCTGATGTTGACTTTGAGGGACTGTGTATTGCCTTGGGCATTAAGTGTCTGGGGGAGGAGACTAGTGATGGGAAGACGGAAGCAGGTAACACTGTCCTTACCGTGCGAGGTGGAATTGCGCCGAAAGGTACGTTCGGGAACCCCGGTTAAGTTTATACTGAACCTGAATGGATACAGGAATGTACACTACCGTAATCTAGCAGCCGCTAAGCGGCGGTATCGTGACATTGTATTCAAGATATTTGAGAAGAAGAACGTGCCCCGCTTTCGGGGCAAGGTTAAGTTAGTTTACAGATACTACCACGGATCACGCAGACGTGTGGATGTCATGAATCCTGTGGCTATTATCGATAAGTTTGTTTGCGACGCTCTTACTGAGTGGGGTGCATGGGCGGATGACAATACTGATGTCATATCCTCCGTTGATGTACGCTTCTGTGGTATCAAACCGAAGGCGGAGTGTCGCCTAACTATTATAGGTGAAGTATGAAGTTTGACAATCCTCTGGGATTTGATATGTTCATTGCTATGAACCGTTTGTATGAGACTGTTGGTGACTTCGGAGAAATTCATGTCCGCCAACATGACTTCGGCTACACAATCCGTCTGTCTAAGTACTGGACTGATGCTAAGGAACGTACTAACTATGAGTTTACAGTACTGTTCGGGGAGATGACACGGGGTAATGCCGATGCTCTCGGTCAGAGGTTTACTCAGGCTCTGCAAGAGCTTAAAGAAAGCCAGCCGTCGGCTGGTGGAGGTGACGTATGAATACTGTTACTATCAGTAGTCTGGAACTGGACGACATTCTCTACGCACTTGAACTATGTGCACAGGAGCTGGAAGCAGCTGAGAATAGCGATGATTATACGCCCACTACCGGCGCTAATGAGGCTATTCGTGAGTGTCTGACTATGCTCAATGGTTATCAGGATGCGCTCCAGCGACAGCTTGAGGAGGAGATCGACGAGGAGTTTGACGTACTAGACGGTGCGCCTAACTATGCAGACCCCTTCGATGGAGACTACTACTAGGAGGTACTATGGCCAGACAGCAGAGAGATGACTGTCACATAGTCATTCCAGATACACAGGTCAGACCGGGTACACCCACTGACCACCTTGAGGCGGCTGCTAACTACATCGTAGATAAGAAGCCGGGTGTTATTGTAATGCTCGGCGACTTTGCAGATATGCACTCGCTCTCAACCTATGACATAGGTAAAAAAGCAGGAGAAGGAGCACGTTATGTGGAAGATATTGAGGCAGCTCGTGCTGGCATGGCTCGCTTTATGGCGCCAATCAAGGCTTACAACGCTGCCCGTGCGAGAAGTAAACAGAGACAATACACTCCACGCATGGTACTTACTCTGGGAAACCACGAAGACAGGATTGAGCGCCACATTAACGCTTATCCAATCCTTGACGGACATCTTTCTATTAGTGATCTCGGATATCACGACCACGGTTGGGAAGTTGTACCGTTTCTACAGAAAGTAATTATTGATGGTGTGGCATACTGCCACTACTTCTATCGAAAAACATCTGGCCGTCCGTATGCCAGTGCTCGTGCGATACTAATCAATGAGCATATGTCCTGTACACAGGGTCACATTCAGCTCTTTGACCAAGCCATGTCAGAGACTGGTGATGGTAGAATTATCCGAGCACTACGTGCTGGTGCATTCTATATGCACGACGAGGAGTACAAGGGCAGGGATGGTAACAACCACTGGCGTGGTATTCTGATGAAGAATGAAGTACGTGATGGCCAGTATGATTTGTGTGAGGTTAGTCTAGACTACCTACTCAGGAACTGGTTATGAAAAGAGTGAAGATGACAGAACAACCGGGAGTTAAATTGGAAGCAATATCACCAAGTGCCTTCAAGAAAAGACAGATTGAGTTTGTTGTACAGAATGCTGCCCAGCTCTGGCTTGACAATACCAAGGCAGCAGCAATCAAGTACGTACTCACCTACTCACGAGCTGAGTGGTTTGATGAGATTGTAGATCGAGTAATTGAGCGGGTCAATGAACTCGCTGGTGTACCGGCTGATGAGCGGTACTTTCCTAATGATGGAGAATTGACCTAGTGGATCAGTATTCACAGTACATTGCTACCAGTAGATACTGTCGCTGGCTACCTGACGAGGGTAGACGGGAGACGTGGGAAGAAGCTGTTGGTAGGTACATTGACTTTATGGAAATGCAGGCGGGCATTGAGAGCAGAGACCTAGACAATGCCCTTGCTGCCTGCAAACAGGCTATCCTTAACCTTGATGTGATGCCTAGTATGCGGGCGCTGATGACAGCAGGCCCAGCACTGGAGCGTGATAACATTGCAGGCTTTAATCCTGTAACTGGTGACACACAGGTTGTAACTAGAGAGATTGGGAACACTCCAATTAAAGACTTGACAGAAGGCACTTATACTGTCTTGAACAAAGATGGACGGTGGGCTGAGGCCGTGTTTCGCAGCTACGGGAAGCAGCCTATTATGAAGGTTACTGCTCGCCTTAACAGCAACACTGTCAAAGAGGTGGAGTGTACACAAAACCATCGCTGGATAAAACAAGACGGTACTGTAGTAAGTACTGAACAGTTGTTAGATGGAGATCGGATTTCGTTTGTCAGCGCCCCTAAGCCTACTGTTGATGACGACTACATTCTTGGTATTAGGCATGGACTTGTATACGGGGATGGGACGACAGCGAAAGCTTGTGGGCGTGTAAAAGGGTATATTATTCGTCTTTGTGGAGAAGACAACAGGGAACTTCTACGATTCTTTGACGGCTACCCTGTAACCTATCCTCCTTCTGCAAACGGAGACCCTGTAGTGCATTTGTACGATGGATTTGCTGCTACTCACGCGCTTAAGGAGCTTCCATCTCCTAGCGAAAGCGAAAGCTACCTGCTCGGCTTTGTGCGTGGTTGGTTGGCTGCTGACGGCAGCGTTACCAAGGCTAGCCAGATTAGTCTGTGTGTCGCAGGTAAGGGTAAGCAATGGCTGGAACAAAACGCAGAGCGTCTTGGGTTTGTTATTCAGCGTACCTACCTACAAAGCTCTGAGACAAACTATGGTAAACGTAGGCAGGATAGTTGGATCGTATACTTCAGCCGCAATAGCATGGTAGAAGATGATTTCCTATGCTCATGGAAGCGTGAGAATTTCCGTCGCTTAAACTCTCATTTTGTTGTTAAGTCTGTAGAATTCACAGGAGAAACAAAAGAGGTGTTTTGTGCGGAAGTAGAAGACACAAACACGTTCGTTCTTGCAGGAGGTATGGTTACAGGAAATTGTGGTTACACTGTAATCGACAGACCCAAAGCATTTGCAAATCTTATGTACATCCTCATGTGTGGTACTGGTGTGGGCTTTAGTGTGGAGCGCCAGTACATCAACCAGCTACCGGAGGTGGCCAGTGAGTTTAGAACAGGCGACGAACCCATTGTTGTCGGAGACTCTAAGGGTGGTTGGGCGACTGCGTTCAATCAACTCGTCCAGAACCTATACGATGGAATTATACCAGAGTGGAATCTTGACAGAGTACGAGCTGCAGGAATGCCTCTTAAGACTTTCGGCGGAAGAGCAAGCGGCCCTGAACCTCTTGAGGAGCTATTCAGGTACACAGCAGCGCTATTCACTCAAGCAAGAGGGCGAAAGCTAAACTCTATTGAGTGTCATGATCTTGCCTGTAAGATTGCAGAGATCGTTGTAGTGGGAGGTGTTAGGCGTAGTGCGCTTATCAGCCTAAGTAATCTTAGCGACGACCGTATGCGTCGTGCTAAGTCTGGCCAGTGGTTTGACACTCATGTAGAGCGTGCCCTTGCGAACAACTCAGTAGCATACACAGAGAAGCCAGACATTGAAGCATTTATGCAGGAGTGGCTTGCAATTGTTCAATCTAAGTCTGGAGAGCGTGGCATCTTCAATCGGGTTGCTGCTACTAAGCGTGCTGTTGCTACTGGGCGTAGGGATGGGGATTACGACTTTGGGTGTAACCCTTGTTCTATGTAATTTTGGAACCTCGTTAAGTGATTAACGTGTAAAACTATGCGAACTGCTGGAAACCTGTTAAAACAATCTGACTACAACGTGAGCCGAAAGGTTGGGCGTGAAAGTTTGAAAACAGATTGTGTTGGGCAATCAGCATCCAAGCCCCTTGACTGGGGAAGGTTCAACGACTAAATGTGCATAGCCCTCTGGGGTGTACTAAGGAGTTTGGGTATGAAAGAAGACTTTGATAAAATTGTAAAAAGGGCCGTCCAGAACAAATATGGTGTTAGTGAGAGGACTATCTACCTTAGATTTACAAGCCTTTTTGGGGCATCACCTCGGGAGTACGTTAAGTCTCAAATTTGGCCTACTTACGATGAGATGGTAAAGCTGATCCTTAACACAAATAGTAGCCAAGAGGTCAAGGACAATCTTGGACTTCCAAATAGGATGTTTGTTGGTATCTACGATAAATTCTTTAATGTAAGTAGTTATTCAAAGGCTAAGGAAAAAATCCTTATGACTGCACCTGCAAAAATTAGGAAGTCTACAACCAGAGCTGACAATATCTCGTTGCTAATGTCCCAACACTTAGGTGATGGCTACTATGACAGAAAAAGGCACTCACTTAAAGTGTCGCATGGGATCAAACAGGCTGAATATCTCCTCTGGAAAGTTGGGCTTATCCACGATGGATACAATGAAGTTAGCACCAAGGTGAGTATTCACACACATGCGCAAGGACATAAGTACGTTGCATGGTACTCTTGTAAACTTGGTAACGTTCACTTCCCAGAGGATAAGACTGAGGCAGTAAGTAAGCTAACTCCACTGGGGTGGTTGCTTCTTTACCTTGACGA